GACACCTCATTGAAAGGCGGGGCCATTAAGACCCCGCCATTAGTTTTAGTCCATTTCTTCGTCGCGGTGACCCTTGGGAGCCACGCCCTTGTGAGCTGACGACAGCGGGTTCATGTTTGAACCAGTGCGACCACCAGACTTACGGGGCTTACGACCGGCGTGATGACCGGCGTGCTCACCATGAATGTGGCCAACGTGCTTAACGTGACCGCCATGCTTGCGCTTGGCACGACCACCGTGCTTGTGCTCTTCAGCTTCTTTCACGACGTGAGAACCAGCACCCGCGTAAACTTCCTTAGGTGCCTTATCCTTAACAACGACACCGCCAGTTTTATGAGCGGCACGGGGGTGCTTGTGCTCATGCATGCTGTGGTGATGACCTTTGTGACCCTTCATGGCTCACTCCTTAGAAGTTGTAGTACTGAGTAAGACCGAACAAGCCAGTTGCGGACTGGACATTGTAGGCCTGCGGGATCTGGCGGAAGACATACTTGTTCGTGCCAGTAGAGGGCGTGAGATTGACACCTGAAGAATTAGCAAGGTCAATCGTGCCACGAACATCGCCCGTTGTGGCGGACGGTGTAGTACGATCAGCAGGCAAAAAGCCGTTTGCAGCAAAAGCAGTGTTAACACCCATAGTGGTTTGAGACGCACCAGAGTTAACAACAACTTCAGCGGCAGTGTCCGAGCGAATCGGAAGGCCGACAATTGCCGTTGTACCGACGGAGTAAGCGTGAGTCGTATCAGCCGTACCGCCCGAAAGCACTACAGACTTGATATACTTGAACGCTTTTTTGCCGCTTACTGCACTACCTGCCGTAATCGTAATGGCTTCAGACATAGGATACCCGTAAATATCGTAGCCGTTAACCGTTGCGGTTGCGTAAGTAGCACTTGCTGCAGCTGTAACGCTGACAGCACGGCCAACCATAGCCATCGGATTCCAAAGCCAAACCGAAGGCGACTGGATGTTTGTCGGAATAGCGCAAGATTGCACAGTCGGATAAGCCAAAGTGACTGTACCGGATGTGAATGTTACGTTTTGACTCAGCTGATAAGTACCAGTTTGTCCATTACCAACTGAAGATGACGTCCCTGTCGTTGTAATCTGAGAACCGATATAAACGCCAGAAGACACACCAAGTGTACCGCCTGTGACCGTAGTAGAAGCCGACAGAAGGACCATACCAGGACCAATTGGCATCCCGCTGTTTGCAGTAACAGTCAACACGCCGCTTGTGGCGGACGCAGTGACCGAAGCATAAGCATCAAGAGCCAAAACCGTGTCCGTGGCGCCTGTATCCGAACGAGTAAACACCGACGAATAATAGACACCTGTGGTCGCGGAGTTAGTTGAAACAAGCGTAAGAGTTGCGCTTGTTGGGTTTGCAGACGCAACAATTGCGGCAGCTGCGTTTGTGTACGGCACGCCAGTGAACGAAACAATGTCACTGAAACCATACCAACCAAAATCCGGAGCGTTTTGCGCTTCACCAGGGTAATAGGTGAAAGGAGTGCGCGGATCAAGAATCCCGCCCCCCGCATAAAACAGCGAGGAGCCAAGATCAGGGTTATAGTCCGCAGGCTGGTTTGGGTTTTGACCGAACACAACCACAGGACCGGAGAATGCTGTGATAGACATGACGCCTTCTCCTTAACTTACGAGGTTGGGAACGAGCCGTAGATCGAACGCCAGTTGTAGTAGCCGAATGAGTAACGCTCGTAACCCTTAACCAGCAAGTTATCGGTCACAAAATCGACTTGCATATCGGTTTCGAAGGCCACGCGCTCCATGTATGACAAGCCGTCAATGTTGGTCAGCAAGAACCAAGCATAAGAGGAAGTCAAGAAGTCGTTGACCAAGTAACCTTCTGACAGGCCACCGGCCGTCGAAAGTATTGCGTTGACATCATTATCTGCAGTACCTGGACGCAATTCAGTCTTAGTAAGACGAATTGCAACAGGCTCCAGCTGAGGCGGAACAATCAACTTACGACCGCGAGCAAAGATCTTCAAGTTCGCCTGATCGCGGAAGTTTGTACGAATGGCAATCATTGCGTTGAGCAATGTTGCTTCGTTCAAGTCAACCTGCGTGGTAGGCGTATTGGCGACCGTGTTGCCGTCGATAGGATGCGCAGTGGAGCAGAGTGCCACACCGTCACCACCAACTGCAGAGTTGTAGGTCTGCGCGGTGTTCAGAATGTTTGCGCCATAGATTTCCTTGGTCTGGTGGAAAGATTCCACGAGGCCGAGGTTCGAAGGTTGGAACTGGGTTTTGTAGAGGTTGTCATCGATGGCCTTGCGTGTGATCGCATAACCCAGAGCAATTTCAGTGTGCTCTTGGTTATAGATGTAACGCTCACCGGCTGAGTTGTCGAAGGAGGTCTGGCCGCCTTCGGTCTTCAGCTGGGCCAGACCGAGGTAACGCATTTCAGCGGTACGTTCGAGGGCCATTTTCGATTCGTGTTTCGTAAAGATCTTGTCGTATTGCGACGGGATCTGCTCATATTTGCCTTCAACTCCACGGAGACCGGGGAGGAGAAGGTCTTTGATGGCACTAAGATTAACAGCCATTGGTCCTTACTCCTGTTAGATCGCTGTGAGCTGCTTGGTCGCGACGTTGTTAAACGCAACGATGACGTAGTTATAAGCGCCCGAAGAATAGCCACCAGCAACGGTCTGAGTACCGTTAGTGCCAGGAGGATCAACAACGAGGCTGATAATACGGAAAGGCAGGGTGTTGGTGGTATTGATGGTGGAGCTATCAACGTAAGCGCCAGAAATACCGTTTGAGGTGTTGCCGGTGCCGATAGCAAAACCAATGTTGGCGTTCACGCCAGCAAGGGTAATACCAGTGGAGTCGGACTGAACGAGGAACTTGGCGTTCGGGTCGTTGATGATGTAAGCTTCGACATAGTTGCCGGAAGCGACATCGGAACCGGGCCAATAGTTTGACCAAACAGTACGCTTTTGAGAGACTGAAAGATACTTGCAGCCAGCGAAGATACCACCGACACCGTTAGCGGCCGAGTTGCTCGACGCTTGGGCATAAGTGCCATCTGTGAGGGCCACGACGGGGTCGCCAAAGTAAATGGCGCCAGCATTGTACTGAACTTGAACAGCTACCTGTTCATACGTCGGTGCAGAGCCTGTGCCACTGTACTGACGGAAACCGAAAGGCGCATTAGTGTTCGCCATGACGGGTTCTCCTTTTTACGGGAGTTTCCGGTCATCGCGCAGCGTGGCGATTAGGAAACGGGGAAAAGTTTAACTTCTCACATCGCGGAGAAGGATCTTGGACTTCCACGCATCGTGGGGAAGTTATGCAAAAATAACATAAGCCATGCAAAAGTAAAGGGGGCCAAAAACGGCCCCCCTCAAATTCGTTATTCTGGGATTGGCATTGCCTCGAAGCCCTTTTTGATTTTGGGCTTCACTTGCGCGTGGTCGCGGGTCATTGTGCCGTCTGGAGCCTGCGACAATTGCTGCTCCTTCTGGCGCACTTGATCGCGCGCATTACGCAGGTCGAGGCGCTTAACTTCTTCCGTAATGACCGCCGGACGCTCCATCAATATCATGCCTTTGCGCTCAATGGTGGCGTATTTCTCACCGATTGGCATCATTTCGGGGTGGCGATTAGTCGGCACAGCCTCCCAACCCGTGTGGGCCAATTGGGTCTGGTAAGTCGGATCTTCTTGACCCAACACAGACTTCATCTTCCACTCGTAAGACCAACCAGGAGGCGGCTCAGGCGTGGCAAAGTTATCTGTGCCACGATCAAGACTGCCAAGGTTACCCATAAGTTCTGCGGCGCGGCGTTCCGCACGAACGCGGGGGTCTTCGTCACGCATGGGTTGCCTCATAGGTGCGCGTTTAATGGGAGCCTCGGCGTCAAGGGCGACAGTCTCTGTCACCGTTGTCGTCAATGACTCTTCTTTTGGCACGGGTTTTGCAAAGAGAGATGTTTTGCGCGTCCGTTTTGCTGGTGCAGGTTGTTGATTTTCCACGATAATTCTCCTTAAAGTTTGCCTTCGAGCTGTAAAGCCCGCTTGTTTTCAGCATATTCTTGGTCAGTCATTTTCAATGATCTGGCCATTTCACGCTCGTCGGCAGTCAAACGCACAACATTTGGGCGTGTGCCTGGCGTTGCAGTTCGACTCACTGGCGCCGCCGGTG